TTCATATTTAAAATACGAAATTGTTAAATTCGTTTTCTATCATTTTAAGCATTCCTTTAATGTTGATACTGTTCTATCTAAGGTATAAATTGATCTATACGTGTCTTGTATAGTTTTCCTATTGATATTTAATGATTGGTTATAAGCGTCAAGAATCGAAAGCTCTTCCTTAAAAAGAAAGAGGCTATCTGGTAGATCGTCAAACCCAATAATTTGCTTTGTAGCCTTGCTCATATAGACTGGAATACCTAAATCTAAAGCCTTGCAAACAGCATAGCAGTTTATTCCAAATTGCTTATTATGAACAAGCATACTTGTCTTTGGTAGGATTTCAGTATCTCTGATGAAGCCATTTTTACAATTGTCTCCACCAGCGATAACGACTGGATAGCCGCTATCCTGTAGCTTAATTAGTTCTTCAGTTTCTTGAACTAGTTGATGCTGAGTAATTAGCTGGGTTATCAGCTTTGGGTTATCTAGATTATAATTTTGATTTGGAATCCAGTTTGCACAAAATTTGAATCCAAATTTCTGCGCGTCAGGATGATTGCAGCTTTTTCTGACGTTTATGTGTCCAAAGTTTCTTAGAAAATATTGCATTTGAGCGTCCCAGTAGGCATACGGCCCAAATATATTAACCACCTCTGGCTGAATAGATAAGTATAGATCGTGACTTATCTTGTCGGTAAAGCTTACATTTTTAAACTCTGGGTTAAATTCTTCTGGAGAATATAGTCGATTAACCACCTCAAATTTATTGTTTTTTGTACTTGAATGAGGGAATCCAACTTTCATTGTCAGATCTTCGGTTGCGAAATCTACCTCTAGTCCGATCTCCTTCATTGCTCTCCACATGTACAAGGAGCAATCTGGATGGTGGTTAAAAATTAAAACTTTCATCAATTTTGAATTAAATGTTTACCGTGAAAACCAAACGAGTTAAATAATTTATGATCTGGATACTCTTTGATCGGATGCTCAAAAGAGAACTCGATAGATGTTTTAATATCTGCGAATTTTATTTGATTTTGTAGAAAATAATTTCTATTGTATTTTTCTAAGCATAGAAAGTTATCTTCTGGGCAAAAATCATATTCTTCATGTCTATGGTCGTATTTCAACCGAGAGCTTAGATCTAAGAATCGTTTGCTTCTTAAAGAGAAGCCTCCGTTTCCACATACGCCGTGCCAAGGCCAAGGCGCGCCAATATAATCATATTCCAAGAACTTGTCCTGCCACAGATTGGAGTTTATAATAAAACCATCAGGTTGAACGATCAAAACAAAATCAGTATTTATAATACTACTGAGCCCTTCGACCATAAACTTGTTATAGTCTAAAAGGTTATCTATTTCTTTATACAAAACAACAGAATCAAAGCTTGGGAAACAAGTCGCGCAATGATTCAAAACCTTTTCTGCTAGGGGCAGTTCTTTCCCCCAAGCTACAGTTAAAACGGTAAGAGTTTTGCCACAAATCATAAACCCGCACCCTAATCCTAGAGTGCGGGTTGATAAATTCTACAAATTAATTATTATTCTTGTTCTGAACTTAAATACTTAGCAACAGAATTAAGATAGTCGTCACAAATAACCAGCTTGCCGCCCAACCAAGACTCTCCAAGCTCCATCTTAACTTCTTCAGATGAATTAACAAGAGCTTCGATCATCAAAGCATTTCTCTTGATAGCCATAAGGTTTGAGTAAGCCATTTCTGCGGCTTCTTTAGAATAATCCATCATCTCCTCTTCTGGATCTTCAACTTCCTCTACGTTATTGAGTTCTGGGTTTTCCTGCATCAGCATTTGCTGCTCGTATAGATCTTCTTCAAGTGATCCTTTAGTCACCTGAGTAACTGATTTGCCACCCTCCCACATTCTGCAAGACCAGTAGCGAGCTTTCCATTTAGGACCGGGGTTGGAGTCGCATTGGTGGCGTGCGCGGAAATTCTTGCGGCGATCTGGATCATCACGTTTGATCTCCATATTTGGATCACCAAACTTAACCATGACAACATTGCCCTTGGGATTCTTTACATATACGCCGAATTTCTTTTTTGAGCCAGAAGGAAGTCGGAACGGTTTATTAAGAGTTTTCTTTTCTGCTTCTGTGTATGTAAGCTCAATAGATGCCTGAGCTTTTTCCCAAGCTTGTTTGCTTGGGCGCTCAGGAGAACCGGGCTTGGCTGCGCGATAGTTTTTGCCCATTCTTTGCTTCTTTTTTCTAATATTGTCCCAAAGTCCAGATTTTGAAATTTCCGATATTTGTTTTGAAAAGTCTAGTTCCATATTATTCTTGTTCGTCTTGTGGTTCATATACTTCGTTCATTTCTTTAGTAGAAATGTTTGAATTTGAAAGGTCAAATGAGGCTATGATTAATTCCACATCTTCGAAATCAATTGACGCTGTTGATTCGTCTGTGATGCTTTTCATTTCATAGCTATCCGCTTTTGCTATATCTTGATCGGCGGCTCTGTACGCATCTTTAACTTTGCCGCCAGCCATCATTTTCAAAAACATGTTTACGCGAGCCATTGCCCATTGACCGCGACTTTTACCAGGTCTGCTAGATGCAGAGAAGGCTCCTGCACCTCTTCTGTATACTTTTTTTAGCTGAGAAAGGGTTACTTTCTTTGAGTATTTTTTATTATGCTCTTGTACTTTTTTTCTTAAAGCTTCTGTGACTTTTTCGCTGAAAGTGATAGCGGCTTTTACTACTTTTTTATCGTCTTTTCTTTTAAGTGCTTTTTCGGCTTTTTCTTTGGCGTCTGGGGATGTGCCAGCAGAACCGGGTTTATTTTTTGGAGATCCCTTCAGCCTGTCCTCTGGTTTAGCCGGTGTTTGAGCTGCGCTTCTTGGGCCAGATCTTTTTCTAGCCAAGATCTTTTCAGAAAAATCAAGTTCCATAGTATTGTTATTTACACTAAAAGATTATCGCTTTTATGTTCTTTTTGTTTGGATAAGAAGCTAAACTTATGTAAGCTCCGTTTTGCGGCTCGATTACAAACCAGCCTTCGTCCAGCCAAACAATATTCAGGGAATGCCATATGCCGTTTCCATATTGAATCCCGCCAAACTCTTCAAGCTGCTCAACTATAACGGTTCCACAAGCAAGCTGCGACGCCAAGTTGCTGTTCAAATTATAATTCGAAAAGCTATAAGCGACCATAAAAAAATCACTAAAATTGTCGCAATCAAAGGAGTTTGCTACAAAATAAATATCGTGATCGATTACCATCGTGATCCACCACGTTACGTATTTGTTAAACCAAGAAAGAGTGGAGAAGCTGTAATGCTTGTCTCTAAAGATCACATCAACATTTGTTGATAGTCCGGTGTTAAGAAGAGTTTCTTTGAGGTAGTCTGTGCTATAAGATTGGCTAATACTTTCAGTTTTGGGAGAGGTTTTTAAAAAAAGAAGACCGTCTTGAAACCAAGAATTAATATTGTTTCGGCCAAGCCTGCGAATTGGTTGTGACTCGTTGATTGGGTTGTACTTATGATAGAACTTCTCGGCAGTCCGAGATAAAAATACAGACCCCAATCCAAGCAGCAATCCTGCGAGGAAAAAGTAGATGTTTTTGGCCTGATTTCTCATCTAAAATTTTACACCCGATTTTGGTTTTCCCTCCCCCTTAACCCTTTCTCCCTTCCCCCTTCTTTCCCCCCCTCAGACTCCCCCCCTATTATCCCCCAACCCACTATCCCTTTATCCCCCTCCCTTTCGATATATAAAAAACCTTCGGTTTTTTATGCGCTCCGCGCAAAAATCTTTGGAAAAACTATTGACGAGAACTACGATTGGTGGCACAGTCTGTCCAATGAGCCAAAACCTCGCCTTCAAAATTCTCAAAAACGGTCACGAAAACAACTTGCTTACCCCAGCAAAAGGCGATGTCGGTTGGGATCTCGTAGCCTCGTCTGAGGCCCAGATCGTGTTTACTGACGATTCGAACAAAACGGTTTTGTATGTCGAGTATGACACTGGAGTTACGATTCAGCCCCCAGATGGTTTTTTTACCCTTGTGTTTCCTCGCTCAAGCATCAGCAAGTACGAGCTTTCGCTAGCAAACTCGGTTGGAGTAATTGATGCTGGGTATCGCAATTCTATCAAGCTGCGCTTCCGTTTCTTGGGCAAGAAGCTGACAAAGAAATCTTTAATTTACCAAAAGGGAGACAAGATTGGGCAACTACTGTTTATGCCAAGCTTTAACCTTTCTGCTCATCAAACTGATTCGCTGGATGAAAGCCAAAGAGGTTTAGGCGGATTTGGTAGCACCGGAGCATGAAGCTTGTCCCAGAAAAGATGGATGACTTATCTCTGATTGAAAAGGTCAGAGATCACGGAGATAGCTCCTGTTTTCAGGAGATTGTAAACCGTCATTCTGGGATCTACCTTCAAATGGTTCATAGTTACGCTCCTCGTTCAATCGCTATCGATAATATTAACGACCTACTTGATAGCAAGGAGTCTCATATCTACGACGCAATTCAAAACTTTGATGAGAGTCGCAACATCAAATTCTCAACATATCTTGGCAACCACACTCGCTGGTTATGCTTGAATGCGGCAAACAAGAAGAGCCATTGCCCGCTTGATGATAATTTTGACTGCGAGTTCGAAAGCTCAGAGTCTATTCAAAAGATTGAAAGCGATACATTAAATAAAGTATTTAAATATATAGAAGATAGTGAAGATTCTCGCGTTGTAAAAATTTTCAAGATGCGCTATGTTTCGGTCGATGGCAAAAGAAAGATCGTTCCTTGGCGTAAGATAGCAAAAGAGATTAACCTTTCGATACAGGGATGCATTAATATTCATAACTCTACGTTAAAAAAACTGAAGAAGAAATTTTATAAATCACATGATTAACTCAATCGTATTAGCAGGAAATGTGGTTGCCGACCCAGAGTCGCGCAGCACTCAAACTGGCAAGGCAATTGCCACTTTTCGTCTCGCCGTTAATAACCCAATCAATGATAAGGACGTTGTTTATATCGACGTTGATACTTGGGAAAAGCAGGCGGACTTTGTTACAACCTACGTAAAGAAGGGTAGCGCGGTTTCTGTAGTTGGCCGTCTGAAGCAGGACTCTTGGGAGAAGGACGGAAAGAAGCAGTCCAAGATTCTGGTCGTCGCGGACCGAGTAAATTTTGTTGGGGGCAAAAAGAAGGATACTGCTCAAGACGGTGAAGAGCAAGATGAGACTGCTCAACGCCCAGCAGTAAAACAAGCTGCAAAGCCAGCTGCCAAGGCTCCAGCCTATTCAAAGCCTCAGAAGCCTGCTCCTCTTGAGGACGACGAAGTACCAATGTAATGAAGATCGTCTTTGAAGCTCCATTAAACCAAGTTTCCTTTGGGAATGTTTGTTACAACTTCCTAAAGGAGTTCTATAAGCTTTCGATTTCTGATCCAAGCTTTAAAATCTCTATGTTCCCTATCGGGGAAGTTAAAACTTCCGCATTCGATAAAATGGACAAGGATTTTTCCGCTTGGGTTCAGTCGATTATCTCTAATCGATACTCGTCCTTATCAAAGGATGCGGTAAGTCTTAAGCTTTGGCACATTAATGGAGCCGAAAAGAGGATCTGTCCAAAACAGGTTCTTTATACCTTTTACGAACTTGATCAGCCAACTGTTGCGGAAAATGCAATAGTTGGTTCTCAAGATGCGGTGATCTTCTCTAGTTCGCACGCATCTAGGTGTTTTGCTAACGCTAATCTTGGCAAGGCGTATTCTACCCCTCTTGGTTTTGACGAAGACTTCTTCGAAACAAAGAAGACATACATGCCAGACAAGATCTCATTCTTGCTAATGGGTAAGTTTGAGAAGCGGAAGCATACTGATAAGATTGTTAAAATGTGGGCTAAGCGATTCGGGAACAATCCCAAGTTCCAGCTTAACTGCTCGATTATTAACCCATTTTTTAATCACGAATTGATGAAGAAGATTATTTTGGGTTATCGCGGCCTAGCTTGGAATATTAATGTTCTACCCTATGTCAGTACGAACTCAGAAGTTAATGATATTATTAATTCTTGTAATATTGATCTAAGCGGACTGAGCGGCGCAGAAGGCTGGGGTCTTCCAGCTTTTAATTCCACTTGTTTAGGTAAGTGGAGCGTTGTTCTTAACGCTACTAGCCATAAGGACTGGGCCACAGATCAGAACTCAATTCTAGTTAATCCTTCTGCTAAAATCGAAGCCTATGATGGAACATTCTTTAATAAAGGCAGCGATTTCAATCAAGGATGCATCTATGACTTCAATGAAGATCAGGCTATTGCTGCAATGGAGAAAGCTGTTACTCTTGTTGAGGCTGGGAAGATAAATGAGCAGGGCAAGATTACGAGACAAAACTTCACTTACGAAAAATCTGTAAGACAAATTGTCTCAATTATTAAGGGCATTTCCTAACTCTGCCTAGGAAAAGCTCTTGGCATAAGCTTTGCTAAATAGCGCCGTAACAACTATGTACTCAAAAACATATTATTATTCAGCAACAAGTGCTGCGAGCACTTATAACTATATCTCTAACGTAGATGAAAACGGCGCCACAATCACCGTTGATCTACCAGGAGTCCACAAAGACAACGTGACCATCTCGTATAGTGACGTTGACTATACGGTTAAAATCGAAGCTCAAAAGAATAAGGCTAGCGTGTTTAGCCAAGTTTTTGATGTTTCCGAGAAGCTTGATATGCACAATGCGACGGCAACTATGGAACACGGACAGCTTCTATTTAGAATTCCAAACAAGAAGCCTCCTCAACTGAAAACAATTAAAATTACGTAAAAACTAAGCCGCTTGAAAAAGCGGCTTTTTTATTTATAATAAAATATGCCACTTTACACATACGAGAATCCCGATACTGGAGAAACTATCGACGTGCTCCAGTCTATGAACGAGGAGCACTCATATATCGACAAAAGCGGCCTAAAGTGGAAAAGGGTATACCAGATACCCAATGCCTCGATAGATTCGCAAATAGACCCGAATAGCAGTACCGCATTCATTGACGCAACAAAGAACAAGAAGGGTACTTATGGCGATTTGATAGATAAAAGTAAAGAATTAAGCGAAAAGCGCGCAAAGACTTATGGCGGATCTGATCCAATAAAAGAAAAGTTTTTTAAGGACTATTCCTCCAGTCGCAAAGGGGCAATTCACCCTGACCAAAAAAAGACCTACGAGTCTAAGCGGGTTAAAGTAGAGTATTGAAATGCCCATAATATTGAAAAATGGAGCAGTATTTTTACATGTACCAAAGACAGGCGGAACTTGGGTAGCTAGTGTATTAAAAGATCTTGGCCTGATTGAAAAAAGAGTTAGCGTAAAACATGCTACTTTTTTATGCGGTAAAAGAGAGCTTTATAAAATGGCCGCAAGCAAGCTTAATAAAAGTAAAGAAATTCAGGCTCCCCCATTTTCTTTTTGCTTTGTCAGAAATCCAATAACTTGGTATGAATCATGGTTTAATTACATGAATCTTCCAAATATACAATGGCGAACATTTGGAGATGAAAATGATATTCGTTACTGGCACCCAAGTTGTATTTTGAATAAAATAGATAATACAAATTTTAATTCATTTGTACAAAGTGTAAATAAAAAAAGACCAGGATATGTCACAGAGCTATATGGCTGGTTCACAATGCATAAAATAAATTTTATAGGAAAGCAAGAAAATTTGTTAAATGACTTTATTAAAGTTTTAAATATAATGAATATTAATTTTGACGAAGATTTTGTAAGACAGTACCCCCGTCAAAACCAAAGCATTGCACCACAAAATGGGCTGGTATGGGACAAAGAAACTCTGATTAAAACTGCTATATACGAATATTCAGCTTTTGTAAGATATGGCTACGAAGAAAAGCTTTTTGAACTTGGTCTAAATTTTGAAAAAATAAAACAAAAATTAATTTTTTAATAAATTTTTAATTTTATCTATAACCATATCAGAGCTTATTTCTGAAGAGCACTCAAATTTTTTATTTCTTGGACACCACATCCAGTCAGATTTATCAAATTTTAAACTTGAATCATTCCAGCAACCATTACAAACCGACTCATTAATAATTCTATAAGGAGTCTCAAACTCTGCAAGCGGTTTGCTAAAACCGCTAATGAGAACTACAGGCTTGTTCAACGCCCATGCCAACCAAGACAGACCAGATCCTAAGCCAATAAAAAATTCGGAATTATAGATTTGCGACATTCTCATCTCTAGCGGAAAGTTTCCAGTCTTATCTATTGCGCCCTTTGGAATATAGTTCATCATCTTTTGATTTCCAAAAGAAGGAAAACGGTCAATGCACCAAACATCATACCCTTTATTATTTAAATATTTTATTACCTCTTTCCAGCCATTTTCATTATTCCAGTATTTGCACTGAGCCGTGCTTTGAGTCGCAATAGTCACATATTTTTTATTTTTCCTAGTTGTATTTAAAAATGTCAAAATAGGCTTTTCCTCTTTAAAATCAAGGCCAAGAACTGAACTGGCAACTTTTTGCAATGGAATGGTCCGAGGATCAATTGCATTTTTGTTTTTCCAGTTTTCTAATGGGTAGCCTATACTGTAAATTGCATAGTAATCTTCCCTATAGCCAATATCAGAAATAAAACTTATATTCTCATAAGAGGAATCAAGTATTTCAGCCAACTCCTTATTTAGCACCAAAACATCCATCTTACATCCGTGCTTAATTTGAAATCGGTCAATCTGACCAGTATAGGCAAGAATATCGCCAAGGCTTTGTGAGTCTATAATTATCAATACCTTCTTATCGTTAAGATTTAAAACTTGGTCAAATACGGTTTGACCACCTGATTCCACTATGATTCTCCATTCAACATAATAGGAGATCGCTGACTTCGACCACATATTATTTTTAATTTCTGAAGAATAAGTAATCTCGCCAGTCTTATTATTAATAAACTTTACGGTATAACTCTGATCAACTGGGCCGTTTATTGACACCTTAGCGGAATCAGTAAATGATACTTCGATAGCATTTTGAGCCTTTCTTGGTTCCTTAGACGACTTCTCAGTCATTGAGTAAATTTGCATTAAGCTGTCTTTCATAGGCTTTTTATCTTTTTAATGTTTTCCTTAAAGTCGCCATCTTTTAAATAACCAACTCCAGAGAACTTGTCGTACATATTCTTATAGGCTGGTAGATTATAAATTAAGCAGGGCAGTTTCCAAGACAAGGCTTCCCTGATAACTAGTGGCGATGTTTCTTTTTTTGAGGTAAATACCATCAAATCGGCAGATTGGTAAAACTTATCCACATCGCTTCTTTCGCCCCAAATTAAGCAGTTACTTGGTAAGTTTTTTAGAATCGGCTCCCAATACTCTTTAAAGTTAATTGCCATATTGCCAACAAAATGAAATTGAATCTTCTCGCCCACTAGCGCGCGCGCGTATTCTATTAACTCTTTTTGGTTCTTACCCTGAGTAAAAAGTCCAACGTTTAATACGTGCTTTACATCGCCAGTTAATCCCAATTCTTTTTTAAAACTTTTATCTGGGTTTTTAAAGTCTATTGGGTACTCAACTATCTCATAACTAACGCCCATCTTTCCGTATAATTCAGCCTGCATTTCAGAAACAAAAATGAACTTATCCGGTAGGAAAATCTTACTTTCGGCCTTGTAATAAATTCCGTGACTGGTTTCAAATATTAAATAATTCCTACTTTTGCTGTATATTTTATACAGCATTTCGTGAGAGACAAACGTTTCTGGAAACTCCTCAAAATGAATTACATCTGGCGATGTCTCAGCTATCAAGTCCAGCAGCTTTTCTTTTGGCCGATTGCCTAAAGAAACAAATCTATCTTTTAAAAGATCTACTACTTGATTTCTTTGAACCGTATATTTATCTGATACAAAATTATATTCAACGCACCAGAGTTCATGCTTTTTTAAGCATTCCATCTTTTTTAAAAGATACTGAGGCAAACCTCCAGTTGATAAGTGAGGGGTTATGTAAAGTATTTTCATTAAAAATTTAAATCTTTATTTTGCCAAATTAAAAAATCATCACTATATCTTGCTTTTATTAAAGCGACTGTATCTTCACAAATTGTAAAATTGTTATCAGATCTTGTATTCATTTTTTTATCTGGAGCCGGTATATCAATGCTCCAATCTTCTTTTAAATTTTCTAATGTAAAAATTTTAATCCTTTTATCTTTTAAAAAAAATGAAAAACTTTTAAAGTGAATATTTAATTGTTTATCTTCTGTTTCTAAAAGGTATTTTGCAAAATCCAATGCCTTCCAATCTTTATTCAACTCCTTTGGAAAGTACATATTATTTTTTTGCCTATATACAAAAAAATCTTGATACATGCTGCAAAATCTAGATATTGGATTTCTGACTAATGAAAAATTAAAATACTTATCTCTATACTCTGGTTTTATTATTTTTTGATATTGCTGATCGTGAACCTGTAAAGGATTTTTTAATACAATACCGCTATTTAGATTTAATAAATGATTCTTTATTGTTGTTGATCCACTCTTTGGAATTGCCCAGTATACAATTTTTAAATTTTCCCATAAAGAAACATTATATTCAGAATATCTTTTATAAATTTCTTCGTCCGCATTAATTATTGACTTAAACCTTCTGCTAGATTGATTTTGTCCTATTACTATTTCATCACATTTTATGTAATCTATTTTGCAATACGAAGGCGGTAAGTTGTAATAATCTATTTTGAAATTTTTTATTATTTTTTGCAGCGTTCTTTGATCCCATTCTTTTGGATTTTGATTGTTTAATTTAATCCATTCATCCAATATTTTAAAGCTTATTTCAGAAGGTTTTAAAAAAATAGTGCCGCTAAGGAGTTCATCCTTGCCAGCTATCCTATAATAACAAAACGCAATATCCTTTTCTATTTCATAAAAGAGCACTGGATTCTTTTTTAGCACCGCATCGGCATCTAACCACACAATTGGAGTTTTAAGCTCTTGTAGTTTTGATTTTAGTATCAAGGCTTTCTGCTGACAGTTTTTTTCCCAAGTTCCAAGATTTTCAAAACCAACTACGTGCTCACAGCTAAATCCAAACTTATCTAGTGAAGCTTTTAAGTTTTGAACTTCTTTTTCGTATGGAGTATTTTTGGTATAGCCACTAACTATTTGAAATTTGTTCATCTATTTTAAATTTTTTTTCATTTAAACTATTTACATAGAAAAATAAAGTATTCTTGTCTTTTATTTGTCTTTGTAAAAAAGCCATACCAAAGCGATAAATTTTATCCGATCTCTTTATTGAATAAATAAATCTTTTAAGATAGTTTTCAAAAAAATCATTCTCGTTTTTAAACATAAAGCTAGTGTCATACGGAACAGAGCATATCTTGCCTATTATATTTGATTTTGGATTTATTTTTTCTTTTGAATGATATATAGAATTGTTAAGTGTAAAGCAAAAATTTAATGTCGATACTGCAATTGATCCACATTTTTCTTCATCACTTCCATAGTCTATATATGTATCACAAATTGAAACTATCCATCTAGCGTTTAATGTAGTGCATAACTCGTCTATATTATTACTGACAATTTCATCAAATAAGTACCAATATTGAATTTTTTTTCTTCTTAAAGCGCATATGCAATATTTTAATTTTTTATACTTGCATTTTATTTTCTTTACATCCTGCAATTCTGGGATATCTGAATCCTTTCTTCTTTGAAATGGAAAATGAATTCTATCAAGATTAGATACGCACGGATTTATATTGGCAATATTTTTTTTACAGCTTTGGCAAAAAACATTCATTTTTCTATAATAGCTGTATGAGGTAAATATTTTTTAAACCAAGTTATTTTTTTACCAAAAACATAATCATTCCAATTTTTTAATTTGCTAATTTTGTCAGCATCGTGAACAACTAAAGTCTTAGTAATATTAAATATTTTTGGAATTAACTCTAATCGGTCAATAGTAAACTGCTCGTTATCTAAAAATACCATTCCATACGAGCCTTCAAAAACATAGTCTTTCCATTTTTTTATTAACTCTCTATCTTCTACGTATTGATACTTGTCTAACCAAGCCTTATTAGAAGAAATAATTTTAAATTTTTTTTTCTGAAAATTAGCTATTTGATTTAAAATTGGAGTTGAATAATCTCCGCATCCTAGCTCCAAAATATCTCCCGAAGTAGATAGAGCCGCAAAAACTAAAGCTTCTTGATGAGTAGAATACGGGTCTGTAGTTCCTATTGCGGCGCACATATTAAAATTTAAAATATATTTGTAAGCTTTAGACCGTGTGATCTTTTTGATAAATGTTTGGCAATAATAGGATCTTTGCCAAGAAAAAATTCTTTATTTAAAATACACTCTTTATCTGGCATTATCTTTTTTATCTTTTTTCTAAATGAGTTCTTATGCTTTATAGTCTCTAATCCTTGAGAGTAGAAACAATATTCTGTAGTCAGAAACCCGCAGCTATATTTTTCTGTTTCCTGCCCATGCATTGTTTTTAATTTATAATTCAGATTTGATATTTTTTGTACAACTCTTTTTAAGAAACTCTGTTTCTTTTTTGCCGCCATAAAACAATTTTGAATTCTACATTTAAATTTTTTTCCTTTATGTATCGCCCTCATGTTCACTAGGATTAGGTTTTTTTTCAAAGGAAGCATATTTAAAGACCCATTTTCTGTCATTTTAAAATCACAGTCTAAATAAACTCCACCATGCTTATATAGAATCCAGTATCTAAGAATATCGCATGCATAGGCCCACTTCTTTTCCGAGAAGAAATATTGATATTTTTCTTTTACATTTTTAGGCATCTTATCTAATTCCGTATTAACTTTTTCATTGCCCCAAAATATATATTCCCAATCTGGGTGTCTTTTCTCTATTTCCTTGCAGTCAAATTCCCAGCTTCTTGGTATTGCCGATTCACCAATCCATATTTGATGAATTTTTTTTGGAATACTCATAAAATCTTTATCAAAACAACGGAAGTCTTTTTTGGCTTTAAGAAAGAAACTATTACCTCGAAATCTATTTGATTTTTTTCAACAAATTCTAAAAACGCAAGTGACTCACATCCATGAGTAATATCTATTAATTTATTATTTACTTTAAAATTTTCATCTTGGCCTTCTATGCAGTTAACAAATTCGTCAAATAAAATATATGGCTTATTATATTTGATAATACTTAGGCACTGATCTAGAACAAATCTAGTTGATGAATATATATCGCAGTCAATATGTATAAGATTTACTTTTTCTAGTAAATCTTGTTTTTCTATTAAAAATTTTGGTAGCGTATCTTGAAATAAACCCTTTACTATTTTAACGTTTTCGTTAAATGAAATTTTATTAAATTTAGTTTTAAACGCCCCAGTTTTTCCAATAACCCTGCCACTAGGATCTATCCAAGGTTCAGGTAGACCGTCAAATGTATCAAATCCATAAAATACAGCATTTGAGCAAAATTTTGAAAAAAAGTTTATTGATCGCCCCTCAAAAACACCAAACTCCAAACCTATAAAATCATCAGGCAATAACTCCATACATTCGCTCCAAACAGAAATTTTTTTTCTAGCTAAGCTACTGCTGCCAGATCTTTTATCGCTTATATCTACTATATATTTCTTGTATATACTATACGGTTCAATTTTTGATTGATCTATCGGCGTATGGGCCGTTTTCTTGCCATCCCAAATTTTTTTAAATATTTTATCTTTTAAATTCATACGTAGCCCATATTATTATAAAATAATAGGGCTTTTTTAAATATTATTCATTTAATGAAGAAACTGATTTCTTATACCCTGTCCAGTGGACATGAAAAATGGAAGCACTCCTTAGAGAAAGAGCAGGCTATTTTTTATTTAAATAAGCAAGTGTCCACTAGTCTAAAATGTGGCTGGGTCAAGAACGACATCATTATAGCCACAAACTTTGATTATGAGCTTTTTGATATAAAAAGCTTTAATATAGAAGTTGAATTTAAAAATCAGGTCGGATGTTGCCTAAGCAAGTATATAGCTTTAAATTGGGCTATTGAAAGATTTGGCGAAAACCTATGGGTTAACGATCACGATAACTTCCAGTTTAAGCCTTTTGAAACCAAAAATATAGATAAAATTTTAGAAAAGTACGATATATACTGCTCTGGCCAAATAAAAAAAATAAAGCCAGAAAAGAGCAAAGTAGAATGGAGCGATCTTTCTATTTTTTTTAGCCCAAGGTGCAGTGGATACCTAAAAGAATTCTTGAATATAAATAAAAATCTAAATCTTAATAAAGGATCAGGATTTAAAGCGGCTAAATTTTTCTTAAATAAAATTCCGAATAAAGTATTAATGGAAAATTACTATAAATATCCATATAGATTCAACATAGCTTCTGAAAATCAAGAAGCTTGGAAGTCAAGAATTTCTAAATTTGAAAAGAATAAAATTAAACCATTTTGTATTCACGGAAAGATAGAAAGTGCTGGATTTAAAAATGCATGCGATTATTTAGGAATCGATATTTGAATATTTTTTATAAATTTGAAAAAATTTTTCAGCCGCTTTTTCTTTTTTTACCTGCCTGCTCAACCACCAATTTATCCATTTGTTTCTGTTTTTGGTGTTAATCTCTGTTGCATTTTTTGTTAAACTTCCCCAAGAATTAGGCTCATTAAAAATATCCAATCCAGTAAACCAGCTTTTACCCATTGCGACCACTGGTGCATTCGCCAAGACGAGTTCATTTGTTACGCTGCTGCATGAAACTATATGGTATTTAGCATGAGCGATTAGCTTATAGTTTATATCTTTTTCAAACTTCGTATTTTTCATTTCAGCAGACTGCTTTTCGGTATGCGTAAATACCCGCACATCTTTTACGTTTTCCGTATTTAATCTTGACCACTTATGCATTGCAGGACCACCTTTTACAACTGGAATCAAACCTTGATCTAAAACTATTTTACATATATTATTAATCCAATCTGTTACTTCATCCTTTTTATTTAAATTTTCCTTAAACTCTTTTCGTAGAAGATCCATAGAGTATTGCGGCCAAATTACTACATATTCGCCCTCTTTTAGTCCATCCAGAGGCTTTTCTTCTTTTGCTTTTTTTAAATTTTTTAGAAAATTATTTCTATATTTTTGGATATAACTTTCCGAAGCGTCCCAATTCACCACATCACTAATGCTTGACCATTCTGCAAAAATATCACTTCTCCCATCTATGTTATAATGATCAATCATGAAAGAGTCGTAATGGTCAAAATAACCAAAATCAAAAAACATTGGCTTGATGTTTAATGCATAACACTCATTTACAACACTCTTCCATTTTTCAGTTCCACCCCATAAAGTTCCATGTTCATCTCTCCTAACTAAAACATCGGCTGCTATTCTACCTTTTCTTATAGACTTTAGAGTTTTCTCTATAGAGAAGTCATGAAAAAAATTATCTAAAGTTGAGACCATAGACATTTTATACTCTTTCTTTCTACCACCATTGTCATCTATAGCCTCAATCACTATACCTCTCATTTTATAGTCGTACAGCTTTTTATCATTCCAAAATAAAAATTCTACTGTTCTGCTCATTTAAATTGAAAATTTTAAAAAATCATTATCTATCATTCTGGCGGCATCTTGATGCATGTTTTTAAGATTTTCTTCAGATTCCCACTGTTTAAAATGCTCAAATATTGGTGCGCAGTCTAGCCCCAATTCTATATGGCCAATAAAATAATTCATTATTCTATCCTTTAGTGCTAGTGGATACGGAACTCCATTTGGTCGATTAAATCGATGCATCCATCTAAGAAAAGGCAAGCACAATGTCTTTTTGCCAGCAGCTTTAAATTTACGATGTATGTAGCCCTCTTCTCCACCAAATCCTCTAAAATTAGGATTAAATTTTGGCCAAGAAAATTTTCTACAAGCAAACAACCCCATTCCCTGCATTTCAATTTCAAAAGGAGGATTATTCTCATTTCGCCCTCTTTCATCGGTGCCCCAAACTCCCCACATTTGCCCTCTCCAAGTATTTTCAAAGTGAGTAGAAATATTATCTAAGTCATCGTAAATAAGTGGACCATGAAGCAAGTTACCCTCATCCCTTTCCTGCCTAAAAAATTCAATTAATTTTTTAATTGAATTTGGCATCATGAGGATGTGGGAATCCATAACTAGCACATATTTAGTTTCGGCAAAATGAAAAATTTGCCCTTTAAGAAATGGAGATTTATAATCGCTAAATGGGATATATTTAGCTGGCTCCCTTATAGACTTTAGAAAATTTCTTGACGCTTCTCCACAGGCGCTATCTGGATTATTGTCTATAACAACAAATTCGACATCTTTCATTGCATCCGCATGATGCATTCTTAAAGATTGAATTGTAAAAAATAAACCATCATAGTCTTCATAGGTGGCTATTCCAATTGTTAATTTATCGTTCATACTAATGAAGATTAATCTCTAAATTGTATAGATCTTTTAACTTTTGTATATTATTGCTAAGCTTGCCAATTCGAGGAGCGGACCAAGTATTCCCAAATCTTTTATGATCTTTTGGTAATATTTCTAATACTTTTGGATGATATCCATTACCAACGCCAATTCCATATAAATCAAATTTTTTAATATTATGGTATTTTGCCAAATAGCTTATTGGAGCGTCTCCACTAGACATTACCCAATCTAAAGTTGGTAAATCTTTATTTTTTTTGGGAGTCGTCCACAGATTATATATTAAAAAATCTTTAACAACATGACCCCAAGTTTCGAAGACTTTTGTATACAAAACATCAATCTTTGACCAGCCTTTAAAGTGAGGGTATTCTGGTATCGCCAAAACTTTAACATTTTTCATATGCTCGTCAGTTAAGCCATAGAGACCCTCAACATCATTTGCAAAAGAATAATCAAGATCGTCTGCTAAACAAGGTGACTGATTAACTCCTACTAAAATAGAATTTGGAAAGTCTTTTCTTTTTAATTCTATTGCTGTCGCCCCTTTACCAACTATTACTGCGTGGATTTTGGCTTCCATTGATAGAATTTTTCGTAAATTTTATTTATTTCTTCTTTTGAATTTGGAGTTATTACTCCATCTCCGTGATCTTGAGAGTTTTTTCTGTATTGTTCAAAAGCATCTGGGCGCTTACCATATCCGCTTGTTTTGTAACACGGGCGCTCTTGATTTCCCCAAGTATAAATTAATGTGGACGGACCTTCTGGATCTACATAAATTTGTTTATTCTTTAGGCACCAGTCAATCCAGTTGAAATGATGCTTTGCGCTTTCTTCTCTAAATTTTTCTTTTTTTATAACATCCGCACTAATAAACCAACTCGGTTCTAGGACGTTATTTATTTTAGAGATGTCGTATCTCATTTGCATAAAAGAGAATTTTGGCTTATACGCCTTCTTGCCGCCTCTTTTTAAACCGTTCACCCCCTCTGTAACATGCTCAGGCATATACATATCATCATCGTCAAACAAACAAATTACGTCTGTATCTTGAGGAATAAAATCTAAAGCGTAATTATAAATAGATCCTAAATTAGAAAATCCAAATTTATTAAGCAGTGTGATATTATCATAATTCTGGTCTAACTTTTGTTCTTTTTCTGAATTTTGAATTATAACTAAATGTTTATTTTGGTAATTTTGCGCCAAAAACATTGCGACAGATCTTTCGCAGTAGTAGTGCCTACCGCATGTAGCCATTAAAGCTGTTACCTTCATATTATTTCTTTCTAAAGTAATATCTTAAATCTACTCCGCTAAATTTATAGTTCGTATCGTAATCTATTTGATCATCAGCAGCAATTCCATTTCCAGTAGATTTTTCATAAAAATTAGAAATATCAATTGGATCTTCATTTAAAATTGTTGTCGCAACTCCAGAATATTGGTATCCAGTACTTTTAAAATTAATATCGTCTCTTTTGTCAGAAATTCTTGGAAAGAATATTTCACCTAAATCAACCCTTTCCATCGATAGGCTTTCATTAGTTACTAAATAATTACAAAAAACAGGAGATGGTGTTGTAGTGGTACTGGTAGTAGTACTAGTTGTGGTGCTAGTTGTAGTACTGGTAGTAGTACTGGTAGTACTGGTACTAGTTTGAGTAGTACTGGTAGTAGTACTGGTAGTACTGGTACTAGTTTGAGTAGTACTGGTAGTACTGGTACTAGTTTGAGTAGTACTGGTACTAGTTTGAGTAGTACTGGTAGCTGTAGTACTAGTTGTCGGCGCTGGAGTAGTGCTAGTTGTCGGCGCAACAGTTGTGGTGGTTGGTGCAAGCGTTGTAGTCGGTGCAGGCGTCGTTGTCGGCGGCGGTGTAGTTGGTGCGGGCGTCGTTGTCGGCGGCGGCGTTGTCGGCGGCGTCGTTGTCGGCGGCGGCGTAGTCGGCGGCGGCGTAGTCGGCGGCGGCGTAGTCGGCGGCGGCGTAGTGGTAATCTCAATAGAAACCGACACCGAATCCGACACTGACACCGACACCGAATCCGACACTGACACCGACACCGAATCCGACACTGACACCGACACCGAGTCAGACTCTGACACCGACACAGAGTCCGATTCGGACACGGACACCGAGTCAGACTCTGACACCGACACAGAGTCCGATTCGGACACGGACACCGAGTCAGACTCTGACACCGACACAGAGTCCGATTCGGACACCGACACAGAGTCCGATTCGGACACGGACACCGAGTCAGACTCTGACACCGACACAGAGTCCGATTCGGACACCGACACAGAGTCCGATTCGGACACGGACACCGAGTCAGACTCTGACACCGACACAGAGTCCGATTCGGACACAGAATCGGATACCGAAGGCGAATCGGATACCGAAGCAGAGTCTGAATTAGAAGTCGAGTTCGATGTTGAATTCGAAGTCGAACTGGAACTAGAACTAGAAGTTGAACTGGAAGTAGAAGTTGAACTAGAACTAGAAGTTGAACTAGAAGTTGAACTAGAACTTGAACCAGAACTCGATGTCGAACTCGATGTTGAACCAGATGTCGAAGTCGATGTCGAAGTCGAAGTCGAAGTCGATGGTGGCGGCTCTTCTGGCATTTTATTAAAGCTTAGCCTATTTTACTTTTTAATTTTTCAACTTCAACAGAAAGCTCTTTAACCGCTTGAATTAAAATTGTAGTTAATTTGCCATAGTCTAAGCTTGAAATTTCTCCATTTGTATTTTTTCCAACAACCATTGGAAGAATTTCATTCACCTCTTCAGCAATTAAACCTATATCACTTGTTCTTTTTTTATTTTTCCATTCAAAAGTAACTGGCCTTAAAGATTTTACAAGAGTAAGACCATTTTTTAAATTTTTAATTTTCTTCTTAAAACGCTTAGAAGAAGTCGAATTATAAGCTATCGCTTCAACCTCATTATCGACAATTAAATTTCCAGCCCCATCATTTGGCGCTTCAGAATAAACATTATCTGCCGCAATAATTCTAAAAGTTCCATCTAAATCTATTCTAGCTCTAACAGCCCCAATATTTTCATTATCCTCTTCTCTGGCGGTTCTAAATATGATGCATCCATCGCGAGAAGGATCAACTGGATCTAAAGTAGCGTCATAGCCGCCAGATAAAATTAACTGACCCTCGGCACCACCTCCAGCGCCCATAAATTGTGTACCAACAAGGTCAATCTGTGACCCGAAGGTAACACCATTGCCATCTCCTCCGGTTATTGTTAAAACCTTATTCCTTGTAGACCTTCTAATACCAAATCCGCTTGTAATCTCTAAACCGGCATCGCTGTCTTGATCTCCACCGTCTGGCAATCCAATTTTACCATTTATAATTAAACTAGTTCCATTCCACCATAAATTATTTCCAGCTGGACTGCCAATATATAACTGGTAAAGAGCTGGTCCCCCTTCTGCTTGAGTGTTTCCAAGAAAAAACCCCCCAGATGTCCCAGAGTTTACAAAGAAACTAGTTCCATTATAACCAAGACTAGCAGATTTTAATCTTCCATAGTCTCCTACAGTCAACCCATCGTCATCTAATCTTACCGCATTAGAAGTAGTACCAAAAAAACCCTCGTTTGCAATAACAGCCCCTCTAAAAAGAGAGCCTCCAAATTCAGCATATCCATTGCTTACTATTCTGAATCCAAAATTCTGAATTTGTTTTGTGCCTCCGCCTGGAAGCTCTATTTCAAATACTGGAATATTGGCTCCAGTTATTTCCTGCCAATAGGAATTATTTCCGCTAGAAGGCGGGGCATTTGTAGCGTTTTCTCCTTGATTTTGTAGCGATCTAAAAAGTTTATATTTTCCATCGCCTTGTAAAACCTTTACTTGAACAGCGTCGCTTGGAATATGTTTACCTAAATAAGCGCCATATGTTCCAGATGTTGTATACTGCCTTACGGTCAAAGCGCCAGAGACCCAACTTGGAACGAAATTTGTTGATTCTATATAGCCTCCAGCGCCAGCTGTTCCACTAATACCTCCTCCTTCAGAACCATTAATATTAATAACTTGAGCGCCAATAAACCCAGCAGTTATCTTTCCCGCATCAAGATTAGCAATAGCTTCTGTTTCAAGTCCATAGTCTTCCCAAGAAGTTCCGTTCCATTTAGCCATTCTATATCCACCATCAGTATCAAACCATAAGTCATTTTCAATTAAGGCGTAACCGCTTGTACCTCCTGATCCGCTTGTCGGCTCCGAGCTTTGATAAAATATTCTATTTTTGCCGTTAGCTGATAATTGCGCCCCTTCCGCTGTCGCTAGCGCGACAGCAGCATCGTTTGCAGCAGCAGCAGCTGCTAATCCAACATCATTGCCACTTTCAACATCAATAAACTTACCCTTTACTGTTAAACCTTTGCTTGCAAATAGATTTCCTCTCTTTACTCTTTTGTTTCTTTTGCTTGAGTTTTGCCAAATGATAAATTCATCCTTGTCGTCAAGGGTCAGTGCTTCTTGAAGATCTTGGAATGAAACGCTCATATATTAATTTACATTAAAAGACTCGTTGACTTTTGTCACATCAAGAAGCGGCGGCCCATAAGACCCAACCATCCCAATATCTGCGCTTGCCCCGTTCTTAACTTCAACACTCCAATTAGTTTCTACTAAAACCCTATCTCCAATCCTCGCGCCAAGATTATAAGACTCAAGTGTTAAGTTCTGCAATGATAATCCAAACTTCTTTACATCTTGGAGGTTAAAGAATTCGATCAACATGGACTTCTGAGTTCCTCCTTCGCTATGAAAAACCTTACTCAAATTTTCAGCCTGAAAGTCATCAATTAAAGCTGATAATGCAAGAGTTGCAACTGTTGGTCTTTGGATTTTTCTAATATATGGATGGTTATTACCAAATCCATAAAGAGCTTTTCTTTCAAACTGCACGGAGAACTGCATGCTTTGAAAGTTATTAGCAATTGCATCAAAAAATCCAAAAGTAATTGGAGACGTTCCTCCTCCAGACTGAAAATTCGGCGTAATCTTGCATTTGCTATAAGGACAACCGCCATCAAATATTTCTTTAGCTTTTGGCAGATAACTTTCTGTTCTAGAATTATTGACAAAGTTTAATGCAAAATTTTTATTAGCATCCTGAGCGTTTTGGCCGCTAACAAGAGTATTTACTGATGGTAAGTACTTTGAAGTCGCGTAATCTTGCACATTAGCATTTGCCCCCACAAAAGAACAGGAAACAGTCGCCAGCTGATTAACCGCCACACTGATCTCGTAGTTAGTGATATAGGCATTACCAACCGCGAGGATATTACTATTAACGATTCCAGTCTGCAAATTCTGATCAATACCGTCATTTTGCGCAATACTGATATAAAAATTACGGTCGCCAGTAGACGAAAGAATAGAGTCAAATGGATTACCAGTCACACCTGTCGGAATATCTAGTCCAATATACTTATCGTTCCAACCATCATTTAAATAATATTCAATATTTAAATTAACATCTGGCGCAAGCTGAGTTTGCCTTGTTGCAAAAGAATCTGACCCGATTTGCTTCAGCGGAGTTCTTTCAATATTGAAAGAGAAGTCGTAGCTTTGAATGAAATCAAGCCGACTGATTCCGCTGCCAGTATTCATCGACTCCTCAAAAGCGCCAGAGGAGCCGACAAACATCATTTGCATCTCATATGAAATTGGCCTACCCATTAATAAGTCCTCCTTATGCCGACAGGATCTTCGACTAGTGTTACCGAAATATCGTTAACGTTTTTATAAACAAAAGTATGCTTCCATTCAGGCGCAAAGAAATACTTATTCTTATTATAGATATTCGGAATCTTATACTGGAATTTTCTGTATCCCTGTCTTCCGGTTAGGAAATGCAAAATCGATCTTGCCTCAAGGTCGCTGATTCCTTTAAACTCCATGCTAAACTGCCTCATAACATTCGCATGAAGTCCAAAGTCGCTTCTCTTTGTGAAAGAGTATGGAAGCTCAGTCTTTAAAACAGAAGTCTCTTTTCCAATTGTTGACGAGTAAGTTGGCTGGTAAAAAAACTCCTGCGTCCATTTTCCGTTGGTGATTTCGGAGCCGTTGATCGAAGATTGGCTCGTGTGGTCACCAGTACAGTAATAAAAACAGTCATATAAGTTGCCAGTATTCTGCGGGTAAGATGCGTTACCAGTGTGCCTAACAACATCGTACTTAGAATACGCTGTTGATGTAGCCCAGCTTCCCTTGATTCCTGAACCTGTAACAAACATTCCATTCCAATTTAAAAGTGACGAAACTTGGTCGGTGGCCAATTCAACTTGTATTGTATAAAGATCGTTAACAGTGAAATTAGTCTGAATACCGCCGCAAAATAAATTAACTGGCTTGTATATAGAAGCTGGATCAGTAAAGGTAAAATATCCTGTACCACGAAGGTTTTCAAAAAAGCTGGCGATCCTTGTCGCTTCGGCCTCTTTTCTGTTTTCAAAGGGCATTTGCACCGTCATCTGCAAATGATTCAGTCCTCTGGGCATAGTATATAAATAATTATCAACAGTATTATATGAAGTCAAATCTGCTGAAAAATTGACAGAGGTGCCATAAGACGGCTTGAAATCAAACGTTGTTTGAACCGTTCCAGTGACATTATAATCTCTGTCGTATAGGAATGACATTAGATAAATCCTTGATAACTAAGCGTTAACGAAAGCTCGTCGGTTGCGGACGAGTTGATTGTTTCGCTTATTAATTCCATATTCGACATCGAAAAAGTTACTAGAGATCCTATTGTTATATTAATATTCTGTTTGTTGGAGTCAACAATATAATCTAAAGCTCTTTTCGATTCATAATCATCAACCCCAATTGTAAATTGGGCGGTTGCCCTAAATGGGCGCAAGGTCACGACATCCATTGGAGTTGATCCAGTTGGGTGATAAAAAGCTTGCCTTGGACACTCTACTGAATAAGTAAAAGCCTCAATTCTATTTGTGCCTGTGCCATCGCATCGAATAGCGATGTCTCTTGGACGCACAACCGATAAGGCTCCAGTCTGCGAAGCTCCAGAGCCCGCAACCCCAGTCCCAACATTGCCAAAAATAGTAAAATCGGCGCTTAAAGAAGGAAAGTTCCCAACCGCACAGGAAACTGAATAATTATTTAGATATGCCCGATTAAAAGTAAAATTTTTATTATTATAAAATAAGCCTCCGCTAATCTGCCCCGCTCCTGTAAAATTTAAAAAGAAATCTGCTGGCGAAAGATATTTTTGAACACTCAGATTCGATTGCGGCGCATTATTCGTGAATGTAGTAAATTTATTAGCTCCGATAACATTGATGTGCTCAATTGGTAAAGAATAGCCGAAATTAACATCGTTGACGCCAAATATTTTAACGCCGCTGATATAAAGACTGTTTTCATAATTTGATACGGAGGATTTCATCCTTTAGTTTCGCGGTCTTAGTGATCCACCTAGCCTCTTTTCTTCGTTGATTGTTTGGATAACGACTTGTTTGATCTGCTCGCTCATCTTCTTATAATCAACGCCGCCTTGCTTGGTGTCACCCTGAGTCTGGGTATCTGATGTTCCGCTAGTAACGTTGATATTGATGCTAACGTTAGTTGCACCTGTGGCCTTTGAGTCGGAAGATGAAGCGGCTTTCTCAGCAAAGCTTGGCTCTGCGGTTGAAACATTGCCGCCGTCTGCAAATCTTGGGGCGCGGCCTTGATTAATAGAATCGAAGAACTGCCTGCCATATTTCTTGGTGGCTTGGCGATTCATTACATATTCGCCACCCATAAGGAGGGCTGGGATATCGTCTGTTGGGCCACCAGTATTATAGCGCTTGACTATCCCGCCGTAAGCACGACCAGGAGCGCGAGGCGCTGAGAATATACTAGATCCCATAAGAACTGGAGACTGCATTTGCGGCTGGAACATCGAAAGCACACTTCCATAATTTGGAGTCTGGATTCTTGCTGGAGACATAAAGTCTCCAAAAGATGTACTTGGAGTTCTTATACTCGGAGTTGTTATTGGCGCGGACAGCATGCTTGGAGTTGGAAGCGCAACTTGCCCAATATTAGAAGATGCCTTTGCAGCATCGAATCCTAAATTTGGAATTGCCGCAGGAGTTTTTGTAGTAAACATCGAACCCAACTTTCCAACGCCAAAACTTAAAGCAGCAGAAGCTACTGTTCCGATTAGCTGCTTTTGAAACGCCTTTCTTTCCGCAGTTCTGTAGGCTTCTCTTTCCGCCATTATGTTCATCGCCTGCTCTTGGGCACTACGAATCTCTTGATTAATAGTATCGTCTTCGTTCATCAGCGCATACGCAGAAAGTCTTGAACTTTGATCTTCAAGGCTGGCAAAAGCAGTTGTTGCGCCGCCAGCTAATACATCAGTTGCTCCGCTTGTTGTAGTTTGCTTGGCAAAAGCAGTTAAATCTTTATATCCAGAAATTTGCCCCTGCCCGCGAACACCGGGCAAGAAGATACCACCATCGGCAAATTTAGGAGCCTCGCCCGAATTCAGTTTTTGAAGGTTAGACGCACCGTATTTATTTACAGAAGACTTACGGATGACATATTCGCCTTCGCTTAACATTGCTGGAACATCATCTTTGTAGCCACTGCCCCCTGTTACAAGACCACCTGAAGCATAACCTTTTACATAGCCACCTTCTTTCATACCAGGAACAGCATTTGGAAGAATTGAAGAAACAATTTGCCTTGAAGCGCTTTGCAAAAATGCGCTTTGAAGATTTTTAAGGAAGGTCAATGCAACATTTCTTAATGCGCCCCCAAGATCGTCTGCTTGATTCAGAGCCGCTTGCATAGCTTCGGCCATACCATCTGCAAAAAGCTTTGGTGTTGATTTACCAATAATATCTTGGAATGTCTGAGCTTCGTCCAGAAGAGCCGATTTTTGTATGGACAGCCCCTGTCTTATGCTTAAGTTTCTACCCTTAGAGATATCATAAAGTTCTGATGCGCTGATGTCTTCAGCCTTTCTTCCGGCTCTTCTCTGCTCCGCTACCTTGGCAAAAGCTTGAGCCTCCAGTTCTCCACCTATCCCCAGATTTGAAAGCGCTAATCCCCTTGATATTGTAGAAGTAGTTTCTCCAAGAATATTTGTGCGCGTTCTTAAAGCTTCATTTCCTACTTCTATATCGTCGATGTTATTAAATTTAGCTTGAGCCTCTCTCAAAGAATTTATCAAATTCAAAGCCTCCAGAGTCATTTCTCCGGTTACTTTTTCATTTACTTTTGCCGCATCTATCTGCCCAATTAAAGCTTGAGCATATTCAATTTTTCTCTTTGTCGAATCAATATCAGCCTGATAACTCTGACCAATCATTCGAATTGCGATCTGATTCTCTTCTTCAGCTTTTCTTTCTGACTCAACAAGTTTTGCTCTGGCTAACCTGAGACCAATAACCACTGCATTTAATTGATTGGTATTTTCAGCCGCTCGATTTTGCGCCTCAGTCAGTTCAGCTTGTCTCCTAATCGCATTAAGATCAGTATCATATTTTTCTGATGCAGTTTCAATTGCGGCCTGATTTTGAATTTCAGCCTGTCTTTCTGATTGATTTAGTTTCGCTAAAGTAGATTCTCTTAAGGCGCTTATGTCAGCAAGTCTTTCAACTATATTGTAATAATTATTTTCTGCGTTTATCAAACCAGTTTCTCTGACAAGAGCCGCTCTGTTGGCTCCTATTTTTTTTCCAATTATTTGAACAGAAGCCAATGTCTCTTCTTCAGCTTTTTTTTCCGATTGTATTAATTTAGCTAAAGTTGATTTTCTCAAGGAAGTTACATTAGCCAAATCAATATTTCCTTCATTAATGGCATTTTCAGATTCTATAACTAGGCTTTCAGCATCCAGAATGTCTCTTTGAGCCTTGAGTCTCGGTCCAGCATTACGGGCATCTCTTCCCAACTGATCTATTCTTTCAGAAGTGGCTCTATTAAGCTCCATTGCATCCTTGCGCACTCTAGCCTCTATTGGAACTCTTTTTCTAAGCTCTTCCTCCAAATTAATTCTTAATGCAAGCAAGCCCACTTCACTTGCATAATTTTCCTCGGCTAAATCAATGCTAATTTTATTTTGCAGTGCTGCTTTTGATAACGAATTTGAAAGTTTTGCACGCTCGCCTCCAAGGATCTCTTCGTACTTTGCTGCGCCTGAAAAAGTTTGATTTAATTTTCCAACTAAAACAGGAGTTCCAGAAATTATAGCATTTAATAAATTTGTTTCATTTATTAAAAGCTGGGTTGAAGATTGAAAATCTTTTTGAGCTTGATCTATATCTCTTACTCTGTTAACTGCATTATTTCTTGCTCTAGCTTCATTGTTCGCAGCTTCATTTAAATTTTTATAAACATCCTGCTGAGTTGCAGAAGAAAGCTGCGCTATATTGGTGCCAGCTATAGGCTTTCCATCCTGTCCAACGCGAGCCGTAGCAGCTTGAAAAGCCTTTCCAAATGCTTCTGACCCAACTCCTCCTGTTTTAAAAGCCTCTAATAAGCCTTGCAGTTTTCCAGTGTCTGCCTCTCCAAATATATTTCCCAACCCTTGGTCTTGCAATCCAGCCAAAGAAGATCTTAAATTATTTGCATTTTCGCTTATCGCCTTAGCTTCTTCTGCTCTAATTTTCCGTCTTTCTTGAGAAGCTTGTAATTCTGAAAATTTTGTTTCGAGTAAAATTGTTTTAGATCTTTCTAAAGCAGTGTTTTCGCTATTAATACTTCTTATCCTGTTGGCATAAACATTATTAATTTCTAGTTCTTTTTTTACAATACTATTTAAAATATCAAATTTTATTTTCAACAATTCATTTTCAGCTTTTACAGTTTTAACTGTACGATCTTCTGTTTGCGGTTTTCTTGCGTCGGCCAAACGTTTTTCAGTTACTTTTTCTCTTGCACTTTGTATCGTAGCACCAATATCGATACCAGTTTCTGTACTTACAAAACCTAAACCAGGGGCTCCACCCCTGACAGGTAGAGCTTTTTGTGAAGTTCTTATAATTTTTTGCAACTCTGCTTGTTGCACAATCCCGTCTTTACTTATAAGGTCTAAAGTATTTGCTATTGCATAAAGCTGCTGTAATGTTTCCGTGCCAGCCCCTAAGCCTTGTTTACTTAAAGATTCCTGAATTTGCTGTGTCGCGCTTTTTTTCTTTTCTTCTGCTTTTTTAATTTTATCCTGCTCTTCAAAAATAGCCAAAAATTCTTCTGGACTTATCTTTCTTCCTGTTTTTTCTGCTTCTTTAGCAAGTTTGGAAAGCGCTTCCGCTGCTCTTTGCGCTGGATCTTTAAAGTCTTCGTAAAGTCTTGATAAAAGCGGGAAAGCGGATGCTAAAGCAGTGGCAGCGGCAGCTAATATCCTAAACTGAGGAGAAAGACTTGTTCCTATGGCGACAAAGGTCGCAAGTCCCGATCCAATCGCAGAAATACCTTCCAATGCATTAGCAGCAGCGCTTCCTTGCTCAGTTGCAGATTGAATCGCGGAAGTTAAACCAACTACTGCCGTTTGTAAAACAAGAAATTTACCAATATCTAGACCTTTTCCTCGGCCTGCTACGTCTCCACCTGTTGCGCCTCCACCTGTTGTCGGCGCAGTCTTTTGAGCCTGAATAGCTTTTGCTTTTTGTTGTACAGCATCCGAATATTTTTTAGTAGCATCACCAGCATTTTCTGTTTTGTTTTTTAAGTCTTTAAGTGCTTTGGTTTTTAAGTCATTAAAAGCTCTTGTTAAAGACTCTAGTTCAGTATTAAACTGATCAGACTCTATAGTTGAATTTTTTAATTTTGCAAGAAGCTCTGTTGTTGCTGTTTGAATTCCGCTTAAATCTACCTTGTTAGAGCCCATACCAAAAACGCCCCCAACATTAATACTAGTATCTTCATCTGCAAAATTCGGTACAAAGCCTCTACTCGCCATAGCGGCGCGCATGCCTCTTTCTCTAAAATCATTTGGAATCTTACCATTTGGCTCGTCTCTAGTATTGATGACGGCAAGACCATTTGGGTTCTTGGGGTTCTTTAGTCTACCGTCCTGCGTCACGCGCACGCGCGCGGCAGGCACGCCCGCACCCATCTCTCTACTAATAGCTTCTTTCAGCGGCTCATTTTCGGCAAAGTTTGGAATATATCCTCGCGCCGCAGATCCGAAATCAACCAAAGATCTGATAGAATCTCTGCCACCTTGTTTTTGCGCTATTTCCGACAATTTTTTCGCAACTATTGGATCTAAACGTTTTACGTAGCCTAAATCCCCCATCTCCAAAGCATCTAAATTAAACAGCATTCCAAAACTTCTGCCCATTCCTGCGACAATTTTTTCTTTGTTCTGATTAAGATAGTCCTTGTCTTCTTGGGTTATCGGAACCTTTATTTTTGTGGTCTTTTGCGCCGCAACTCTTGGATTATTTAATGAACTTACTTTTGTAAGTTGAGAAAGTTTTAACGACGCTGCATCTTTTTCTCCTTGTGGAGCCGCAGGGTCTGAGATGATTCTTCTCATCGCGTCTATTGCGTTTTGAGAAGCAAAATTTGGAATAAACCCAAAAGCGCCGCGATTTCTTAAATTCGCATCAATGCCGCGACTTCCTAAAGCGGCTAAAACATCTTCTTGATTATCAACGATTGATCTATTAGTTTTTTCAGCAAACAAAGCTTTTCTTTCTGGGCCATAAAGCTTTCTTGGTTTTCCCTTGACGCCCATGGTTCTACGGTTTTCAAACATTGAACCTAATGGAAAAATTCTTTCAACATTAAGGCCAAGTCTTTGAGCCGTCTGTTTAATCGGCTCTCTAAATAGAATCGGTCTGGCGGTCGCAATATCAAATTTTTCTTTTGAAGACGCTAGCTCTTTACCAATGGGTAAAAGATCTTTCTTTTCTAACTTTTGAAGAGATTGGATATATTCTTCTGGCTTACCGGCCATTCTGGGAATGATCGTACCATCCCAATCATACATTTCAGAAAGCGTTTCAGCATAATTTGGGATATAGCCTTTTACTGCCGTGACATCATTTCGTTTGCCTTTTTGTTTGCCTGGTAATGGTAACGGATTGCCAATTTTACTTCTATCTACATTTTCATATATTTCTAATAGCTTTCTAGCGCCTTCAAAAGCTTTTTCTCTTCGTATGGGCCACCTTTGTATTTTTACTTTTTTATCTTGTAATTTTTTAACAGCAGATGGCTCATTTTGAGCATTTTGTGGGACTACTACCGTAAAACCTTTTCCTCCTTGACTTACTTTTTTACCTACGCGATCATCTTTTGCGGCTGCATCCAAAGATAATTTTATCTCTTTTGACCTTTCTTCTGGGTTTAGATCAATGTCTGGTCTAGCTGCATTTTCATAAAGATCAACTGTATCTGAATCTTTTACTAAAGATTCAAAAACTCTTCCAGCTAAAATCTCTATAACCTTTCCAGCTAAACCTCCAATTCCTTTTTCTTTAGCAAAATTTGGAATATAGCCTTTTGAGGCTATCGCCTGCTTAACGTTAGGAGTCTCGTCTCTAATTAGGCCGTTATTTATTACTTGATCTGCGAATCTTCTTAAAACTCCATCGCTAACAGATCCCTTAAGATCCGCACTTCTTTCTCCTCCAGTTATTCCAAATGCAGTTCGTACTGAATCTGAAACCACTGGAACGTCTAAAGTATTGTCTGGGCTATTTTCGAATTTAAATGCAGTTCTGGCAGCAGATTCAAAAATTGATCCAATTGTTCCGCCAAAAGCTCCAGCGCCACCGAGCGATTTTTTAAATGAAGTTTTATACTCTTCAGGAGCAACTTGTCTTCCAGAAATTTGAGAAGAAGCTGCTAGACCAACATCAAAAGCAGCCCGTCGTAAAGGCTCTTCTATTTCTGGTAAAAGCCCAAGCTTTGCTTGATCTAAACCTGACTGCTTTAACCCATAAACTGGAAACTTTACTCTTGAAAATTGATTAAAATTAGCATCTGTTTTTGGCATCTTGCCATAAGCAGTTTCTGATTCGACTTCCCTTTGTTCAGCTTCACTTTTTACTAAAAGGGCTGCTATACCAAAAGAAGAAGCGACTCTATTATTGTAATTCTCTCTTCTTTCCTTTTTCTTAGCTAATTCCTTTTCTTTTGCTGTTGAGTACTTGGGAGATTCTTCTACAAAATTAGGAATATATCCAGTTGCCGCATTTATCTTTTTAGCATTTTCTGGCATTCCATACTTGCGAACCATATCTTTATTAAAGATAGCACTTCCATCGCCTCCGTTATAATTAGGAACAATGTATTCGCTTGTATTTGCGTACATTGTGCCTTTCTTGCCGTCTCCAAAAGAAAAGTTTGGAATCTTGACTACTTTTGCGCTCTTGTCTGCACCACCAACTCCGCGCCTTACGTCAGCAGCTTCTTGCGCTGGCAAATAACCCTCTGCCGCCCTCTTTTTAACTGTTCCAGATGTAGCGCTCAATCCAGCGGCTTGCAACGCAGGAGCGACTGTCGAGGCAATACTCTGAACCTGTTGAAGTGCCGCAAGCTGCCGGTTATATACGCCAAGTAAATATTCCTCCTGCTTCCTACGGTCTCCGCTAAGAGACAAGATCGATGCCATTACTTGCTGATCTTTAATCAAAGTATTAACAACAGCCTGTTCCAAAGCTTGGCGCTCTCTAACTTCTTTATTGATTCCTAAGATAGTTTTTAGCGATTCAGTGCCAAACTGCGCGATATCTTTTGTTAACTTGACAAATATGGCTAAAAGAAGAGGGATACCAATCTTGAAAAATACCCCGCTGATTCCAGATATTAGACCCTTGGCGATAGTGCCACCAATTCCCTCGGAATCAACAACGTCATTAATTCCAGTAAGAATACTATCAAAGAAATTTAAAAGTGACTTTAAGCTGTCAGTTACGCCGATTTTGCCAAGAGTGTCAGCAAGTTGAGCCGCAGAGTTTGTCACTCTGCTGATAACTGCGTCAAGAGTTTTATTAAGTTCAATCTGGCGCTGATATGCTTCGCTTTGCGCGCCAGAAGAAACATCTCTAGCCTCTCTAAATTTACTAGCGGTCGAACTCAAATCATCAACAAGCGCCGTTAAGACGTTGATGTTGTACTTGCTAGCGATAGCCTCAAGAACTTCAATTTTCTTTGTTTCGTCAAGAGTATTAATTTTTCCAGCTAATTCTTCAAGAAGACTTACAACTGGTTTCAATCTTCCTTCCGCATCAAATGAGTAAATACCAATGCTTTGTAGGGCTTGGATCGTTTCCTCCGATCTAATTCTACTAAAGATTGTCTTGAAAGCGTTACCGATAACCGCGCCACCGCGAGCAGTTCTTTCTTGCGCAATGGTGACGATAGCATTTAACTCGTCAAAGTTAACTCCAACTTCCTGAGCAATCGACCCTGCACGGGACAAGCCCTTGGCTAAGTCTTCGGCGGAAACTGCGAACTTGGTGTCAACCGCAACGAGTTTATTAAGAATTTCGCTAGTCGTGATTCCAGTTGCGCCGAAAGAGTTTGCCGCAGCAGTCAATACATCTACCGCCTCAGCAGCACTCAAGCTTGTAAAACGAGTAAGAGTAAGAGCGTCTTGGGTTCTCTTTAACGTCTCTTCAAGGCTTAAACCTTGTCTAGAAAACTCTAAAGCAGCTTCAGACGCAGTCTGAAACGATTGAGCGGTATTCTTTGCGATTTCAAAAAGCGCTCTTGAAAACGGCTGAAGCTGGTCAGTAGTTTTGCCGCTGATCACTGCAATATTTGCTAGGCTCTTTTCAACCTCTATTGTCGTCTTAACAAGCGACGCAAAAGCATTTTGCACACCGTTGATAATTCCTACCGAAGCGCCGAATGCGATAACGCGCGCATTTGAGGCGGCAATGGACTTTTCAAACTCTGTAGCCAAACCACTTACTCTTCCGAGCGGTTGGGAAAGTCTTTTGAATGAGCTAGGATCGACTGTAGCAGAAAGGTTCAGCGGCCCAGCTTTCTTGGCAGCTGCTTCGATAGAAGCTTCTAAACCCGACTGGACTACAGGTACTGTGATTCCTTTTGCCATCCTTTAACCTTTGAGGTTATTTACACAGAATTTATATTATTGATCGTGCAATTTCATCAAGTCTTCCATTGAAAGAGATGTTTTATCTTTCATGACATCCTTTAATGTTTTAGTATCTTTGCCAATCTCTTCCTTTGTAGCTCCAAAAACCATTTCGGCGCCCTCGACATTACCCTTTTTTTTGCTTCTAGTCTTGCTTTCGAACTCTTTTTGAGCCTGACTCTTGTCCTTGTATTGCAATAGAGCCTCTGGATCTTTCTTAATTCCATCAGGAATGTGCTCAATAGTCTCAAATATATTTTTAAATATTTTGGAATAAATTAATAATCTTACCTGATTTTCCGAAAGTTTTACCATCGGTTTACCAAAAAGCTCGTTAGGATAGTCCAGAACAAGATAATTTGGCTGAAAAAAGTCAGAAAGCGCTATATGCTGGATAGTTAAGTCAGAAATGTCGTTAAAATAACTATTATATACTAGAATACACTCTTCTAATTCTTTAGTTGATATCTCTTCAAATTCTTCCTCGGAAAACAACAGTTTAGTCAATTCACGGTCTTTGTAAAAGCAGCTGTATATCAAATAGTCGCTAGCTCTGTTTGATGCATAGTCTTCAGCAGTTTTCCCTAAAATCTGCTTTTTTTCTGCAAGCTTCTTTGCAATCTTTTCCTTCTCTTCTTTCAAGGTTTTTTCAATTTCTTGAATCTGGAGCTTTTTAAATACTTTCTTTTTTGTTATGTTAAGAGTTTCAATATACCTCTCCGAAACCCTAATATCATCATCTTCTTTTTCTGACCAAAGCTCTTCATCTATCGCTTTTTTTAGCGCATCCTCCTCTTTAGGTAACCCTTTTGATATAGCGTGCGCGAGATAGGTTTTATATTTTTTATTAAAAAACTCACGCTCTTTAATAGCGATATGCTTAATAAAAACAGGGTTGCCCAAGAAGATCTTCTCAGAGCAACCCTCAACTATCTGGCAGAACGCCAAGAATAAATCAGTATCGTTAATACTTTCCTTCTTCAAGGTCTTTCTCTAGCTTCTTAAAGTCGTCCTTTGTGGCATTCTTGCTGAAGTACCAGAAAGAAACAAATGTAGCTAGCTTTCTAAAAGCTGCTTGATACAGAGGATCTTCTGCCTCATCAAGATCTCTCATATTATCGAGCTTTTGCTCATAGGTTGAGCCAAAGAACAGCGGCTCAATCTTGCCGCTCTCTTCCTGCTTATAAGCGAGGTTAACGCAGAACCAGCGGATGATATTATTTTGGGCGATAATATCCGCTGTGTTATTAAACAGATTAAGATAGGTAGACTCAAGATCGACCATTTCCTTTCTTGTAGCGGCGAGCTTTTCCAAGACGATATTCGCCTTTTGCTTTTCCTCAGCGTTACCATTTTCGAGGGCAACATACTCTCTCTGAAGCTTAGCCATATCAATATACATTGCTGTTAAACGCTTATCGTCATCCTCTGAAAAAATGCCGCCTGTATCAGAGTACTTCTTAACCAACATTCCCTTTGTCAAAATACCCTTCTTGATGCAGTTTGACATTTCAACGCTAAATTGAATTTCGGCCTCCTCAGTGTCGCGGCGAGAAGGCTGCTTGAAAACGATACGAACAGGCACATCCTCCTTTACCTTGCTAGTAACAGTGATGGTCTTGCCGTCCTCTTCGCGAGTTTCGGTCTTCTCTACTTCTTTGTTAATTTTGACCGTGAAGTCGAATAGTTCTTTCATTGTTTAAATGTATGATGAAATTCAATGCGGATTAAATCCATTTCAGTTGTCATTTTGCGGATAGATTCATTGCCCATATCCAGCACTTTTTTTCTGAGCCAAGCCATCTGACTTTCGTCAAGATAGTTAGCTTGTTTGACCACTGGCTTAAAGGAATCGGGTGCAGAAGAGTATAAAATCCCGAATTGTCGGTCGTGTTCGTGCTTAATATCCTCCAATACCCCAAGCATACGCTTGAAAAGATCAGAAGTATTAACCTTTACCCTGTCATTTAAATAGTCCTTGCCCGTCATACCTTTTACCTTACTATATATTATATCTAATATAAAAAGTGTAAAGTAAAATATGGCATCTTACCTCTCAGACGCACAGAAAAACTTTATTAATGAAGTTATTGACGATGTGTTTGATACCTTCTCAAGAGAAATCACTGTTTACTCAAACCCAAAGGAAACAGTTATCTCTACTTCAGCTAGCTATAATTACTTTTACGATAAGGATGTTCCACAGGTAGAAAGCAAAGAATTCACTACTGTACAGAATACCTTTCAGGCAAAGATTAAATATTTAGATCAGGCTAAAGCTCCAGTACCCGGAGCAGATACCCAACAGAAGATCGACTATCCCGCTGGCAGCGTTAAGATCAAAGTTCCAGCAGCAGCCTACTCTATTTTAAAAGAAGCTCGCAGAGTAGAGTTTGATGGCCGTAGATACGCAATCTCTTCCGACTCAAAGCCTTACGGAATGTTTGGGCCACGGTATTATTCTTTTATTTTATCTCCAATTAATGAATAATTATGGCGAAAATCCCTCAAAACGTCGCCAAAAAAATCAATCGAGACATAGCGCCGATATTAAGAAATAGCGTTGAGAAACGGCTGCTGCTAGCTTTTGAAAGGATCAAAAGAGAAACTATCAATGAATTTCTTAGACACCCTGTCACGAAAGAAATCGAAGCTGGTCCAACGGCTCAAAACATTAGCGGCACTCTCGATGGTTATGGTAATCTCTTTTCTTATATTGGTTTTTATAATGGAGACGATCCAATTTCGCCAATAACAGAATTATTTCAAAAAAGCAGCATTAATTTTTCAAGGCTAATTGATGGCGGGGTAGTATGGAATGTTTTTATTCCAGCTAAAGAAGACATCTGGGATGTTTCTCCAATGCCTTGGGCTCCGGGCCGCAGTTGGGTCAAAGGTATAGAAACAGGAATCTCAGGCATTGGTCAATATTTTTATACCTTGAGAGAAGAGCTTCCTAATTCAAGATCAGATACTGCTATTCAAACAAGTAAAAATATTAGAAGAAAAACGAGATTTAAAAATGTAAAATACATTAGCGCTATATTAGCTAACTTCGAAAAAAAGATAAACCTATTAGATGAAACCGCAATATCAACATAATGTAACGACATCTTTTGCTTTATGGTTTGACCACTATCTTTTAGAAAAGGGTGAGGCTTATAGCAACCAAACTGGCACTTTCACTTATTATGCAGATCCAAGAATATCAACTACTTACAAAGCTTTCGGCACTCCTTACAAACAGTTTGTATACGACTCCACAATTACTGGAGCAAGCATTCCTAGCGGCGTTCATGTGTCGGGAGTTTTTAAGGGTCGTAACGATGGGGTTATTATAGATTATATCAATGGCAGAGCCCTGATTAGCGGCGTTTCTGCTGGAGTTCCTGTTACTGGATCTTTTGCGGTCAAAGACTTTAATATTTACCTAACTAACGAGAACGAAGACGATTTAATTTTAGATAATAATCTAGATTTTAATAAAAAGTTTCCTTGGACTGGGAAATACATTCCTCCATACGATCAAGTTGCTCCAGCAGTCTTTATTGCAAATGACTCAACTTATAATTCGCCATTCTCATTTGGCGGTGAGGATGAGAGTCGTTCATTTGTAAAGTGTGTAGTTTTTACCGATAACCCATATCAGCTTGATGGCGTCCTCTCTATTTTTGCTGATTCTAAGTCTAGCAGTTTTAAATATAAAGATTTTACTGGATATCCACTGACAGAGTATGGAGATGTTAAAAATGGAACATACTCCTACGATTCCTCTCCCACAAATCAAAATGACTTTTTTATTGATGAAGTTGTTTGCTCAAAATTGAAAGATTCTCGCGCTAGAGGTGGCAATGCGAAACCTTACATCGGCTTTATCGATTTCGAGGTAGTCAAATATCGTTACCCAAGAGCCTGATTATTCCATTTTTAGATAAAAAAATGTAAAGTATTTCAAACCTTCTTAACTAAAAACTTATGGCACGCACAAGAGTAATTTATCAATCAGAAGCGCTGTATGTCGCTGACGGCACCCTTGTTCCAACAGCACATCACCCATCGGGCAACATTACCCAGCTTCATCGCGTTCAATCGGCCAACTATGGCCTTACTATCAATCGTCAAGATGTTAACCAATTTGGCAACCTTGCTCGTATTGACCAGATCTCAATCGAGGCTCCAACTGTAAATCTTGATTTTTCTTACTATATCGGTACTGGCACCAACGAAAGAGGTCTTGGCTTTACTGTAGGTACTGGCACAAACACCCTTTCGTTTATCAGCGGCCTTGTTGACTCTTCCGTTAACACCAATAACATTGGTATCGTTTCTGGACGCAATTTCCATATTCTTTCGGTCGCAGAAGGTAACGATGCAAACGGTTCTGCTTCAAGCATCTATAATGCGACTTCCGCAAGAACCATCGGTATCGGCAACGGCTACATCACCAACTACAGCTTAGAAGCCGCAGTAGGTGGTCTGCCAACTGTATCGATTACAGCTGAAGGACTCAATCTTAATGTTATCTCTGGTAATTCTGGAACCTGCCCCGGCATCAACGTAGAAGCTGGAACCGCTTCCCAGAACACCTCTGTTGTTCCTCCTCCACTTTCTGGAAGTATTGGAACTACAGCCCTCCGCCCAGGTGACGTTACCGTAATTGTTACAGACGGTATAATTGTTGATCTGCCCACAGGCGTTGAAGGCTCTCCTGCCAACAATACTGCTGCTCACATTCAAAACGTTTCAATTGAAATTCCAATTGGTCGTACTACACTTGAGCGTCTTGGTAGCCGTTTCGGCTTCACTAAGGTTATTGACTTTCCTGTAGAGGTAACTATCAATATGAGCGCAATCGTTGCAGATCTGGAGACCAGCGGGTCTATCACAAGCCTGCTTGACGCAGACACTACTAAGACCCTCGCCTTCGTCTTCAAGACCCCTGGTAGCGCTGGTACTGAACCTCGTATCGTATATGAGATCAGAGGCGCTAAACTTGTCAGCGAAAATTATTCTAGCGCAATTGGCGATAACAAGAGTGTTGACCTCACCTTCACCACTCAGATTGGTAGCCCACAAGACACCACAAACGGCGTGTTCGTGTGGACACAGACCGCCGCTTACACCCCTAGCATACTATAAACTAAGTAGCCCTTAAAAGAAAAACCCCCGAAGAAATTCGGGGGTTTTTTATTAGTAATAGAAGTCTTCTTTGGGGACTTCTTTTTTCTTTTTTAGAGCGGCAATTCCTTGCCCCTCTGTCAGTACCTCAATCATATCGTAATACTTTAGCGCCATTTGATAATCAGAGCGGTTAAAGTCATGAATAAAAACCACTACATTTTCATCGATAATATCCCAGAGATATTTGGCGCAATACTTTCTTGCTCTACCGTCAATTAAAGCCTTGGTAAACTTTAGGTTTTTGTTTGCTGGTAGATGCACATAGTCCTTGAATTGCTCGTATCTGCAAGGCTTTGGGTCTGGAGAATGCGCTGCTTGATATAGCAATTCAATATTCTGGATGTCATAAACATTGATTAGTTTATTTAGGCTATTTACCCAATCAATGTCATGCTCAATAGAAATTACTTTCTTTACAATTCCAGAAAAATAAATAGTGCTATTGCCACTACCAAACTCAAGCAAAGTGTCATTTTTATTTAGGAACTTTTCAATGAATTTATACTCATGCTCATGCATGAGCGGGCGGAAGGAACTGAATTTGTTCATCGCTTGTTGTCGTAAATGTCCATTACTTCCTTAACGACAGTATCGACCTCTGGGAGATACTCAAGGACTGTTTTCCCTTTTGGAATCAAGTCAATAGTGTCGTGCTTGAACTCTGTGTGGCGAATCTCAAGGTCGTCTAGGAGAAGGTCCTTACGTAGAGCCTTGGTCTTATAAGCTTGAGTTCCATTGCGGAATGGCAGGATATGGTCTTCGTGCTTGCAAGTTGGGAATGTCACGATCCAGTTATCAAACGCGCCCGCGATATGCAGGGGCGAGGAATCGTTAGTGACCAAGCATCTTGATAGCGAAATAAGGGCAAAAAGCTGACCAAGAGTTGTGAGGTCTCTCAGATCATAGCCGCCTTGTGGAATTTGTACAGGGAGATAACCTTGCTTCTCATCAATAGTCTTACCAATGAGAACAACAGTCAGCTTCTCTGAAAGCTTATTCACGATCTGCTGCCACCAATCAAGGGGCAAGGTCTTTGAAGGCCACCACTTGCCAGCATGAACCACAACAACAGGTTTCTTAGGATCTTTGTCCTTGAACAAATCAATAACATAAGAAACATCCTCGGCGTCCAATTTTAATTGAATTGTTTTGTCGTTGTTTGGGATTGTTCGCTTAATCATGGACATTGAAGCGAAATCGGTAGGATGGAAGAGAACGTGAGACATCTTGTGCTCCGAATGCTCGTCTTCTGGACAAGTATACATTGTAAGCAAAGCATCATTGATCCCCTTCCACTGATCGTAAGTCATTACTGGGCAGCTAAGATGCTCAAACAAGCGCGGGAAATGCGACACTACAGTAATATTTGCATCAGGATACATTTTTTGAGTGTATCGGATAGCGGGCTCTGAGCAAAGTTGATCGCCCATTCCAGCAGTAACAGAAATCAAGATATTACGCTTGTACTTGTAGCCCTCTTCTTTATCCCTTTCCCATTGGTCGATATCCTTAAGAATAACGCCCATTTGGACATCCTTTGGAGCGCCAGCATAGTGGACAATATAAGAATTTAGGCGAGAAATGCCACAGAACTTATCAAGAATATCCATACGATTAAAGTCGTAGTGCAAGTCATGCATCTCGACCTTATCATTTAGGATTCGGAGGTTAATGTAGGGCTGATCAGTTTCTACAAAGTCAACACCTTTTGGAAGTCTGAAAATTTGCTTATGAATGCGCGAAATAACCATCACGCCAGAGTTGTAAAACTTACCGCCCCACTTCTTTAGTGGCTCTTTGTAGTACTCTGAAGCTTGCTCAAGATATTCAAATCGCGGCGAATATCGGCCCTCGTTAAACATGCCCAATTTATTTTCGGGCACAACCTCAAAAAGATTCGGACAATCATCTCTGATTAAAATATCAACATCAAGATAAATGATTCTCTTGTATTGATTTAGGAGTTCCGCAATCAGGAACTTATTCCATTTTTGCGTAATATAAAACTTATTGAACTCTGTAACGTTTAAGAAATCGGCGCCGATTTTCTCGGCGTATTTCTTGATCGAGGGCAAAGTAATCTTTGCGACTTCGTTATAATAATCCCCAATTGAGATGGCTAGAACTAGGTTCTCTTTTTTCATGCTTCTCTCTAATTGTATAAAGAGAAACTTGATCTTCAATTTTTTTCTGAAGCTCTTCTGACATAAGTTCTTTATGCCCACCAATGATTCCTTTAACTGGGCCAAAATTTGGAAGCGACTTATCGTTTACGTCTGGAATTTTGTCGGCAATTTTTCTGCCAATATAATTTTCAATCTTTTGCTTTTGATTTCTGTAATCAAGCAGCATATCTTCGTAATTAACTACTAGCATTTGATTGGCGTATTTTAGCCAGCCGCTCGTATGCAAGTACCAACGATGAACGTAATTTTCCGGTTCAATTATAACGTGAGGATCTGGAGAATAAGGCTGTAAATATTTGCGCCCAACTCTGTCTGGCTCGCTAAAAACCCATTCTTCTATCTTTGGAAAATCTTTTTCCTCTGGCTTTGGAATAAATTTATAATAACTGGTTAGAACATCTGGCAAGTTTCGTTTTACGTATATAACTTTATACTTTGCAAATAAAAAATCTATATAATTCACCATAAAGTCTACTTGATGGTGGGATTTGCAGACCGAGTTTGGCATATACGCATTACATAGGATATCTTTGTGCGTAGTATGAAGATATCCTTTTAAATTAAAATCGTTTCTGTTTGATGTGTAACCAATTGTATAAAACTGTCCATTATTAGTGTGGTTAATGCAATTAATCAATAAATGAGTGCCAGAACGCTCATGAGTTACGACAATTATGGGCTTAACCATAAGAAAATTATCTTGGAAGCTTCGCAAAAGTCAATCTTAAATGACGCAAACTCTTACTGGAGTAAGGGTGCATGTAATATAATTATTTGTGCCTAATTGATTAGAGGTATTCTGTCCCCAACTCCAAACTCTACCTTGATAATCTATAGCTGCGGAATACGAGCCAAGTTTATTATTTATTTTGCAAAAAGTTTTATTTCCATAAAGAGATCTAGGAGTAGCAACATAATCTATAGTTGAACCAATGCCTAGTTGACCAACATCATTTCTTCCCCAAGTCCAAATTTTTCCATTTTTATCCAAAGCTATTGAATGAGTGTTTTGCGCGTTTATTTGACAAAATGTTTTTACTGCTCCTGCAACGCTAACTGGAGTCAAAACGCTTGTAATAGAATTATTTGCTAATTGTCCACTACCATTACCGCCCCACGCCCAAACGTTGCCATTTTTTTCAATTACTAAAACATGGTTATTCGCGGCTTTTACTTCACAAAAAGTTCTAGTATTGCAAACTCTTGTTGGAGTTCTTTTTGGTATGGTGGAGCCATCTCCTATTTGAGCGTTTCCGTTAAATCCCCAAGCCCATAACCGCCCATAATTATCTATAGATAGAGTAACACCGTTACCGCTAGCTATTTTGCAAAATGTTTTCTTTTGGCCTTGAACACTTACTGGAGTTAATCTATCAGTAGCAGAGCCGTCTCCAGTTTGACCAGATCCGTTAAACCCCCAGCCCCATGCTTGACCATTTTTATCAATAGCAACTGATTGGCTATTTCCTCCAGCTATATGACAAAATGTTTTAATTGCCCCTAATACAGAAACTGGAGTACAAACACTATTTGCCGAAGTATTATTTCCTAATTGACCGTTGCTATTATTTCCCCATGCCCACAAGCGACCATTTTTATCTATAGCAAGAGAGTGAAATCCGCCTACAGATACTTTGCAAAATGTTTTTACTGCGCCGAGTACGCTAACTGGAGTACGTTGTGAAATAACTGTATTGTTGCCGAGTTGACCATTCCCGTTTACTCCCCATGCCCATGCCCTACCATTTTTATCTATAGCTAATGCAAATGCTTGGTTAACGCCATTACTAATTTCGCAAAACGTTTTTACTGCACCAAGAACGCTAACTGGAGTGAGTTGAGAAGTTACAGCATTATTTCCAAGTTGACCAACTCCATTATAGCCCCAACTCCAAGCTCTACCATTTTTGTCAAGAGCTAAGGTAAAAGAACTTGAATTTAGTACCCCGCCCCCAGTTATTTTGCAAAAAGTTCTTACTGTTCCAAGAACACTAACAGGAGAAGTTTTTTGAACTATTGAATTATCACCAAGTTGACCGCCATTGTTAGCGCCCCATGCCCATGCGCGACCATTTTTATCGATTGCTGTAGAAAAACCATCTCCCGCGCTTATTGCGCAAAAAGTTTTAATTGCTCCAGTTATTGAGACAGGAGTAGATGAAAAAAGAACTCCACCTAAACCAGTTTGACCACCACTACTTAATCCCCACCCCCAAGCGCGCCCGTTTTTATCGATTGCAAGAGAATGGTTTTGGCCCCCGCTTATTTGGCAAAAAGTTTTAACGGCGCCTAACACGCTAACGGGGGTGAGCCTGCTGGTAATTGAATTATCGCCAAGTTGACCACTGGTGTTATAACCCCATCCCCACGCACGGCCATTTTTATCGATTGCAATAGAGTGAGAATTTCCCGCGCTTATTTGACAAAAAGTTTTAACGGCGCCCTGTACGCTAACTGGTGTACGCTTGCTAACTGTTGTATTATCACCAAGCCGACCATTGTTTGATCCCCACCCCCATGCTCGGCCATTTTTATCGATAGCAAGAGAGTGAGCATTTCCCGCGCTTATTTGACAAAAAGTTTTAACGGCGCCTAACACGCTAACGGGGGTGAGCCTGCTGGTAATTGAATTATCGCCAAGTTGACCAGTGGTGTTATAACCCCATCCCCACGCACGGCCATTTTTATCGATTGCGAGAGAGTAAAAAGATCCAACGCTTATTTTACAAAAAGTTTTAATGGCGCCAAGAACGCTAACTGGCGTGAGTCTTTGAAAGGTTGAATTATCACCAATCATACCAAATATATTAGCTCCCCATGCCCATGCGCGACCATTTTTATCGATTGCAAGAGTGTGGCTACCTCCTGCGATTATTTGACAAAAAGTTTTAACGGCACCCAACACGCTAACTGGCGTGCGCTTGCTAGCAATTGAATTATCACCAAGTTGACCATTGGTGTTATATCCCCAGCCCCACACTCGACCATTTTTATCGATTGCAAGAGAGTGGTTATTTGCTGCGCTTATTTGACAAAAAGTTTTAACGGCGCCTAACACGCTAACCGGGGTGAGCCTACTTGTAACTGAATTATCGCCAAGTTGACCGCTAGTATTAAGTCCCCACGCCCAGACGCGCCCGTTTTTATCGATTGCGAGAGAGTGACCACCTCCCCCGCTTATTTTACAAAAAGTTTTAACGGCGCCTAACACGCTAACGGGGGTGAGCCTACTTGTAATTGAATTATCGCCAAGGCGACCGTTAGTATTAATTCCCCATGCCCACGCGCGCCCGTTTTTATCGATTGCAAGAGTCTGGTTGGCTCCCGCGCTTATTTGGCAAAATGTTTTTACTCCTCCCTGAACGCTAACGGGAGTCCGCTTACTAATAACTGAATTATCACCAAGTTGACCGCTAGTATTAAATCCCCACGCCCACGCGCGCCCGTTTTTATCGATTGCAAGAGTGTGGTTGGCTCCCGCGCTTATTTGACAAAAAGTTTTAACGGCGCCTAACACGCTAACGGGGGTGAGCCTGCTGGTAATTGAATTATCGCCAAGTTGACCAAGGCCATTATATCCCCACCCCCACGCACGGCCATTTTTATCGATTGCAAGAGAGTGACTACCTCCCGCGCTTATTTGACAAAAAGTTTTAATTACACCCACCACTAATACCGGATAACATTTTTGAGTGAGTGTATTATCGCCAAGGCGACCATTGCCGTTTACTCCCCATGCCCACGCGCGCCCGTTTTTATCAATGGCAAGAGAGTGGCTATTTCCCGCGCTTATTTTGCAAAATGTTTTATTTAATCCATAAAGCGCAATAATTACAGGAGAAAATCTGGCGATATTTGTATTATCTCCAAGTTGACTATTGCTATTTATTCCCCAAGCAAAAGTTTTATTAAATGGATTAATAAATAAAGAATGATTTGCGGATGAACCATTAGCTATAATTCCTATTTTTTTATAAGCATTGTATTTTACCGGAACATCTATCAATAAACTCATAACATTATAAAGTTACCGCTAAAGTAAAAATATTATCCACTTGTTGTTCACTTAAATTTAAATTAACCGCAATCGCCTGTACAAGAGGATGCTCTTTTACGATTTCAAGAGCATATTCCCATTCTACAATAGCGATTTCTTTTTGAATTGGATCTGCAATCCCATCAATAAAGCCTTGTACTGCTGATAAAGAAATTCCACTTTGGATTAAAGCTAGTCTTAACTGTCTTGGGGTGCAGCTATTCGGCGGTTTCGCTAATCTTTGCTGGATTTCTTCTTCAGTTAAATCTCTTACATAGTTTTCCTCATACCATTTATTATTAACCAAATCAGGGTAAGATCTGTGCTCTAATGTTTGAGTCGCGGGATTGTAAGGAGGATCTGGAACAACTACTACAATTTCCAATTCAACTAAATAATTTGGCAAAGGACCGGGTTGACCATCAACCAAATAGCGCCCTTCTCTAATTGGCCCTTCTCTTTGTTGCGTATTTAAATTGTAAAGAAAAGTTTGCATCTTTGTATATTATATTATAATAATTCCCTTTCTCCAAGCAAAGTCCATACATTACCAGAAACCATTTTTAATGCAGCTACAGAGTATTGTTTTTGTGTTTTAAGGGTCTCACTAGTGTTTATGAGAACTCCAGTTCCAGTTGCAAATGTGATTTGCCCTGCGCCAGCTTGCTCAAAAAGAATTTCAGTATCGTTAACCCAATTTACAACAGATGTCGGAGGAACAGTAATGGTGACTGCTGTGGCCGAAGTTGTTCTAATATAATCCGAGGCGTGTCCAAGAGCAAGAGTCAAAGCTGTTCCAGTAAAACCAGAAACCACATAATAACTAAAGCTTGATGATCCGCCGCCACCTGTGCTAAGTGGACCAACTGTTGATCCGCTGATTTGAACGTATAATCCTGAATTTGTTGTCCAAATGTCGCCGTTAACTGGCGAAGTTGGAGCGGTTCCATGTGGCAAATTTAAATTCGCGCGTCCTGTTGAAGATGCCGCAATTGTCGTTTTGCCGCTAATATTAACTAAAGTTCCAGAAACAACAAGAGTATTTTGATTATATTGCCCCATCACTACTCTGTCGTCGCTAAATACTTCAAATATTGGCAAGCCAGCAATGTCGTTAACGCTCATTAATGAGCCTGTCATAACGTCGTCCACTTCAAATAATCTGCCATTAATACCCTCGACGAAAAATCTGTCAACAGTCCCTGTTGAGTAGCTAGTAAGACCTAGAGTTCCACTATTTGTAAAAGTCAGCCTAGCGGCGCCGCTCATTGATGCATCCAGCGAAGAAGACCCGGTGGTTCCTGTATTGAACTCCAGTATGCCAGAATTTGGATGTATTAATATGTTGGGCATTGTTATATTTTACACTTTATAAGCGAAAACGGCCTTTAGTTGCGTTGTAGTTTTGAAAAACTTCAGAGGCAGATAATGCACGATTATGTATAATTGCTGATGCTATATTGGCATTTGCTCCCCTACTAGCAACCGCATCTGGCCTAGATCCAATTACTAAACTATTCATGCCTATCGTAGAAGTACTGTTATTTAATCTTGCTGTTCCAAACTGAGCAGAGCCATTTAAATAAAATTGAATATAATTAGCAGATATGGTAAAATATATGTTTGCCCAATCACCAAACGGCACAGATGTTGTCATAAAATTAGTCCCCCCTCCAACATATAATATACCTCCTTCAAAGCAGCATGTATCAAAAGAGGCTCGACCATTTTGAGACATATGTATGGCAAATCCCGTACCCCAGTCTGTACCCGCACCAACTGCCCCCGCAAAAGCTTTATAGTTTCCAGCGTTAGATAAAACCCTTACCCACATGCCAATACTCATATTGTTAAGAGTAGAAAAATTACCGCACGCTATGTAATCATTGGCCCCATCAAGCAAGACGCTTCCGCTATTAGCGCTACTAAACGTTGGCCCATTTGTTAAAGTCCCATTATTGCCATTCCCACTCAAATCAACCCACGAAGTTCCACTGCCCGGATAACTTTTAGTGTTCGCCGCATCTAAGCACAAAACTAAACCATCTTGGATTAAATCTGGACCCCCGGAGACACTCATAGTTTAAATCTTCCTTTTGTTGCGTTGTAGTTTTGAAGAATTTCTGATGGTGTGAGTGCTCTTTTGTATATGGATACTTGCGGTATTCTGCCAATAAGTCCAAAATTAACTCCCCTAGAATCACCTAGTTGTAAAGTACTACTATGTGCTGTTCTAGAAACTGTAGAACTTGTACCATCAGAAACTCCATTTTTATAAAATGTTAGAGTACCCCCATTCACTAAAGTAAATCCAACATAATACCAAGTGTTTATTAAAAAAGTTGTTGTTCCGTAAATATCACTATTAGAAGTTGTATATAAATTTTGTTTTATGTTTGTACCATTACCAAGATCACTTTTAAGTGCCCAGTGAAAATCAGAACCAGAACCAGAAAACCATTTTGTAGATATGATATTCCAAGTGCTATTAAATGATGTTGAATACACCCAAGCAAACACTGATAAATCTCCAGATGGTGGTGATGTTGTTCCGCAAGTTATAACATCATCAGTCCCATCAAACACAATACTCCCACCATTCGCACTATTATAAGTCGGCCCATTCGTCAAAGTCCCATTATTCCCATTTCGGCTCAAATCAGTCCAAGCTGTTCCAGAACCTGGATAACTTTTTGGGTTTCCAGCATCTAAGCACAAAACCAATCCATCAGTAACAATCTTTGGACCGTTTTGATAAGCCATGTTAAGGGTACAGTCCAGTTGATGTCCACTCTACCCCAGTCAAAACATCTAGAATTTCAGAGTAAGTATATGGACCTTCTGCGCCAGAAATTGTGGCGACGAAAGCGGGAGTTTCGCCGTCCCACTTCACAAATGTTTTTGTCTCGTCAATTGATTTTCTAACAGTTTCGGCGCTGGTTTCTAAAACAAGGTTAAAGTCAACCTTGGTTAATTCAGAAACTGGTAGGATTAAGTATTCTCTATTTTCGAATATGTGACTCATAGTTTAAATCTTCCTTTAGTTGTATTATAGTTTTGAATGATTTCTGATGCTGATAACGCTCGATTATATATCTTGGCGTTGCTTATGATTATATCTGCATATTGACTGTAAAAATTATTATATCTTCCCAAATGCAATATTGGATTAGATCCAACGGTTCCTGAATTAGTCGCACTACCAACAGAAATAGTATTTTTGTATATAACTATATTATTTCCTGTTATCGTAACTGTCAAATTTGTCCACATAGACAAAGTAAAATTAAGATTAGAAACGTATCCATTGTAAGGACTGCCTCCAAATCCGGCATTCAGTGAAGATAAACTAGTGCTGTATCCAATAGTAAGTGCGGGTGTGTCTGTAGAAGTATCGTCAGTAACTAAAGATAAAATTCTTTTTGTTCCTGAGAGCGGCAAAGATCTGATTTGAAACCAGACATCTATTGTTCTATTTGATGAACCAAGTCCAGTAAATGCTGGGCAAGAAACATAATCGTCAGTACCGTCAAACGCAATACTGCCACCATTAGCGCTACTGAAAGTCGGTCCGTTAGTTAAAGTTCCATTATTGCCATTTCGGCTCAAGTCAGTCCAAGCTGTACCAGAACCAGGATAGCTTTTTGGATTAGCCGCATCTAAGCACAAAACTAACCCATCAGTAACTATTCTTGGCCCGTAATAATTCGGCATATTAAAACTCCACAGTTAATTTCTCTACGTCTTTACGCTCGGCGTAAACAATATAAAAATAATCCAGATTGCCGCCATTACCGTTAATGTAAACGCTGCCGCTGTCTACCGCCTCAACATAAAGCTCCTTGAATGATCCAATAGGAGTTAGCTGAACTGAAATAGAGTTCCAATCAACTAGCGCGACCCAATAATCGGGTAATCTGATCTCGCGCCCACGCGCGCGCCCGCGCACGTACACGCCATTCTCTGGGCCTTCTAAGCAGGCGTATTGCAACTTCATTCCACTCTTTGTGGGGTGGTCAATAAGGAATGCCTTAGTTTGCGCTGCTAAGTGTCCATTAACTGTTGTATTAACGCCAATTGTAACTAAGCTGCCCGTATCGGTTATTGAAGAATTGCCAACTGCCGTTGTTGAACTAAATTTTGCAACTGTATTAGTTGTTCCTGAGATAGTTCCTGCTCCACTTGTGCCGCTTGTGCCAGCCGCGCCAGCAGTACCACTTGTACCAGTTGTACCGCTAGTACCATTCGCGCCGTTAGTGCCTGATGAACCGTTTGCGCCTGCTGCACCGTTAGTGCCGCTGGTGCCGGTTGTGCCGCTAGTGCCGTTTGCGCCTGCTGCACCGTTTGTGCCACTGGTGCCATTCGCGCCGTTAGTGCCTGACGAACCGTTTG